AACAGGTGGTTCGTGTGTACAGTTAACATCGTTGTCTACATGCCAATCATAAAACCCACCCTCTGGGTATTCTGTGTATTGTGCTAGTTCTGTAATCTGCATTCCGTCAAAACCAAAATGATTACCATTTGTTTGTTTCATAATTTTTTCTATTGTCTTGTACATAGGCATCATCTTTTTAAATGGTATCCAGCTGATGTGTGAGGTTCTGGTTTTGGTATCTATAACTCCATCCCTAATTCCCTTATTGCTTCCAACACTTGCATTGTTTTTTGGCTCCGCACGTCCAGCTTCAATAATCATCTGACATTGTTCAGGTGTAAAGATTGGTGTGGTTGTTTCTACTATATAAGATTTCCATCGTGGTTCTGTTATCATATTAATATCCGTATTCTACCCATCCCGTTATTATATATTTAT